TTACGATAAATCAGAGTTTGATACACCAAGCCCAATTTCCGAGGATGATTCTATTATCGAGAATATTTGGAATAAGCAACATTCTCTTACAGCGTTTCTTGACCCTAAAAACTTCAAGTCATATGAAGATCTTAAGAAAAAACTAGACATGGTTCTTTCTGGAGGTACATCTGCAATTAAGAAGGCAGAAGAAGTTACATTGGGTGAAGATGCAAATTATGTGCAACCTGCAATGTCTGCAGCACGCCCAGCAACCGCGCCAAAGGCAGCTCCTACAAAGGAAGTTGACTTTGATGACGATGACGAGTCATTGTCATATTTCTCAAAACTAGCGAGCGATGACTAAGCTTGCGACTATTCTTTTTGGAGAAGATAACATGAAATCCCTTATTGTATTTCTAGCCGCAATGGCTATGGCTCATTCAGGTTTTGCAGCAGAGCCTGCAGAAAAGAAAAAAGAGCCAGCAAAGGCTGTAAAGGCAAAGCCTGCAGCACCGACACCTACAGCAACACCGGGTGTTATTAAAATAGAGAAAAAGGAAGGGGCGGCCAAAGAAGAGAAACTTCCAAAGCCAACTGTTAAACGACCTGAAGAGTTAGCTGCCGAAAAAGCTAAGAAGTAAAAAGAAAAGCCCAGTTAATTCTGGGCTTTTTTGTGGCAGCATATGTAGGTTAGTACCGCTTATCTTGCCAACGATCAACTCCGTTTGAATTTGGATATGGTCTTGGAGGAGATGTTACAAATTGTTGGGTACTGTTATCTACAGTTCTATTCGATATCATAGGTGCAAGTATTTGCGACATAGATCCCATAGAATCTTTTAGATCCATATTTACATTTTCTAATTGGTTTAATAAATCTATTTTTTGGTCGCCGGTTGTAGCAGCTTTTAATTGTTTAAGAGTTTCATTTTTAAAACTATTGGCAAGAGTTGATTCTAACGATTGATCTTGTTTTGGCACAACATTTTCTGCAGTTGCAGATGATTGTTTTGTTTCAATATTGGAATAACGATTTAATCTTGCGGTCTCTGCCGCCATTTGGTCTGGCATATCTGCAGTAGGAATACGTTTGTTCAACGTGTCTATATCTGTTTGCAACTTATTTCTATATTCTTTATTAGATTCTAGTGATGGATCTAAATTCTTAAGACTTTGTTCTTTTATTCTAAGTTGTTCTTTTAAGTCTTTTGAAGAGCTAGAACTTTCAAAATCTGTATTAGCTATTTTTAATAGTGCTTCTCTGCCACCTAATTTTTCTACATCTCGTTCACTTCCGCCAAGAGCATTTCTTGCTTCTTCGGGTGTCATGCCCATTTTAGCAGGGTCGATAGTAGGAGCAACATTTTCTCTAAATGCTTTCTCTGCTTTTTTGCCTTCGCCTTTTGCCAAACGGTTTGACCAATCACTTTCTTCTAATTGGTCAAGTGCCATAGGTATACCAATACCAAGCATAGTTCCACCAATCAATCCTCCGATTGGAAGTCGGCCCGGCCTTGGCGGCACCGGTCGACCTTTTGGACCACCTTTGCCTGGTTTGTTTCCTTTGCCTTTGCCTTGTCCGCCATCTAACAATCCTTTTAATCCTAAGGCTTCAAGTATACTAGAAATTATCCCACCACCTTTATTATTGTCTGCTAAACCCTTTAATTTTTTTGCAATTGCTTCTGCCAAAAGTTCTCTATCTCTTTGTTTATCTTCTTCGGTGTTAGGTTCTAACCCTGAACCCGATAATGCAGGTATTGTACTTTTATTATCACCATAGCCAGCTTTTTGCGCAACAATTTTTCGTATTACAACCACTTCCGCAAGTATATTCTTTTCCAATTCTGTATTTTTCATCTTTAGCAATTCATTTTTAAATTGCGATAATGTTAATACTTTATTTTCAGATTTTTCTTCACCTTCTGCCGGTTTTAAATTCATATTAGGTGGCATTGTATTCTTACCCCCTAATATGTATTTTTTTGTTTCGGCAAATGGGGTTATAAATCCTTTTCCGAAGTCTTTAAGATCGCCAACCAGTGTTCTTTGTTTATCTTCCTTATCCTCGGCAGACTCAGAAGATTTTTTAACTTTACCTACTCGTCGTTCTAAAATCTTAGATAAATTATCTATTGATTTTTTTAATGCTTCAATATCTTTATCTTTAGCTGTTGCGGTAAAGGACTGCATTAATGAAGTCATAATACCCGAAGAATTAACTGGTTGTTTAGTTGCCATTATACAGGTCTTCTAACTATTGGTTTAGACGGTGCGCTTCCAAAACTATTATCGATCGAAGCTGGACTCATGCTAAATTCAGTTGTTGTTTCTGTAGTATTAAATGACTGGGAAGATCCGAATGATTGAGTCTGAGGTCCAACGCCGGTTGATTGGGATTGGGAGTTAAATCCCCCACCTGCGAATGACGGTACTGACGAAGATAGGGTAGGCGTTGGTACTCCGCCCGATGAAACGCTGGTTGAAACATTTGCAGCACCGGCAACTTTTTCTTGCGTTCTACCATAAGCAGAAACACCTAATACTGCACCCATCGCCACGTGAAATAATCCGCCACCCTGCAAGGTGATAGGCACCCATTGTCTAAATGCGTCATTTGCAACTGCGGTTTCCCAGAACTGCACAATGGTAAACATAATTGGAAACAACGCAAAATCAAACAAACAGCAAGTCATATACATCATTGCCATCATAGGACGCCATTTTTTTGTCATCCAGTCTTCATCTGGTTTTTTCTTTTCTTCTATAACTTCTTCAGTTTTATTGTTATCAAACATATTAATTACCCCTGTTTCTTAGTTTGTATTTTACGATTTTCCTCACCAATATAATTAATCAACATAGACACATAAATTTCTCTTTCCCATGGAATCATATTTTCAATTTCTGTTAATGAATATTTATGGTGTTGCATTAACGAGAAATTTAATTGATAGTAATTCACTAAACTATCATGAGAAAGAGTTAGACGAAAAAATTTTGCAGACCCTCTAAATCTACTGTATTTTTCTTACCGCATGCTGGACAATCGGCTTCAATATGATGTATAATTCTTGGTAATTTTTTAAAGAATTTTTCTAATAGGTCAAATTGGTTCTTTGAGAATGAACTAACAAAATCATCTAATTCTTTTTCAGAATAAGTGTCTTTATCAAAGTATTCCGTCTTTGTATATACAGCATCTATACAATTACCAACCAATGATAAAATTTTATCCGAATTTGCATTTTCGTATATATCTAATATTTCATCAAATCTGGGATATCGCATAACAACGCCAATATCTTCGGTTAACATGATTTTGGTTTCTATATCAGTTGGCTTATCGACTTCAATCTTTGTTAAATCCATACTGTAGTCTATTTTTTCTCCGCAGTCACAATTAATAATAATATCAGTAGTTTCACTAATTGACCGTGCTCTTATATTTAAAAATAGATATTCTATATCAAAACTTGCTAATTTATCAATATCTAATTTTTTAAATGTGCAATTGTCTACAAGTTCTGTAACTATTCTAGATATCTCTTTGCTTTCTGCCTCCATCGTTGTTAAAAGAATTTTATATTCTTTAACTAAAAATGGTCTGTATTTAATTTTTTTGCCAGTTGATGGTAACATCAATTCATAGCTTGGCGTTTCTAATATTGGTAAAGGCATAATAATTTCCTATGTTAAAAAGATTGTCCGAGCACTACCCCGGATGCTGCCCCAGCTGCAAAATCAGATAAGTTGGGGTTAAAATTTATTCTGTTTAATAATTCGCTTTCGGGAAACCATCTTCTGTACGCAAATGTAACATTTAATTTGTGTACTTGATTTGTCGACCCCATATTTAAATCTAACATATTAACTGCTCTGGGAAATGCATCTTCTAAATATACTGAATAACTTTCATTATTCTGTTCATCTAATTGCGCTATTTTAATTTGCGACACATATTCCGGCTGATAGCTAACATTAAAAGAATTTGGATTGACAACTTTGAACATCCAAGCGTCAAAGAAAGATTTAACTTCCATTTTGTTATCTATATAGAAAGATAAAGTTATTCCATCTCCATTAAATTCTGAAGATACTGGTCTTTGATAACTTGCTCCGTAGATTCTAAAAGGCTTTGTAGATACGCTCATTGCAGGTAAACTAGCAGACTCGCACAATAAACTAACAAGTCTTCCGCTACCAACGAAAGCCCCCAATCCGGAAGGCGGGAGAATAAATACTTCGAATCTATTGGGTCTAGCTAAGCCCCTACTATTTACTTCTGAAATAAAATTTGATATACTAAAGTTTGCCATTATGTCCTTTATAGTGTTCTGTTAAAGTCTTGCCAGACTTTAGTTTTCTGTGCACCGACAAATTTTTCAACAGGTAATTGAGAAGCAGTTACCCAATCGGTATAGGGTATTTTATAAAGACGAGATTTGACGTGTGAATTTAAATAGTGTTTTACTGCAAATTTTGCCGGATGTAATCTTGAAGAGGCATTTAATAGTCTCCAAGATAATTGAATTCTAGTATCTTCATCTTTACCGGTTGCATAATCAGATAAAAGTCCCAATATCCTAAATCTCATCATATATGGTAGGTAGTGCAGATTTATTCCATAAAACCCATCAGGTACTTTTCTAAACGGCAATACTAAGGGCAATCTATCATAGTAAGGTAACGTGTCTTTATGTTTAGGATCATAAAAGAACAAGTACATTTCTCCCGGAATAATTCGCGTAGCAACTTTTGTATCCTTCAATATTTGATTGGTATTGGATAACTTGCCTAACGATGAAATTTGTTGTCTATACCATTGATAGGATTTTTCTTCGCCTGCGGCATTCAGTCTAATTGTTTCAAAAGCGTTGGTGGCCATTACTTGGATAATCCTAAATCTTTTTCGGTTAATACTATAAATTTCATATTTCGATCAGTACAAAATTCAAAGGCTGCTTTCCATTTAGCTTCATTTACGCCGTACTGGAAAACTTCGTCAATAAACCGTTTTGTTTTCTTTTTAGGGATTTCTGGCGGTTTAGTAAATTTTTCGGGTTTTATTTCTATGAGGAACTTCTCAGTCGTATTGTTCTTAGATTTAACTTTTATATAAAAATCTACAAAATATCTGTGCACCTTTTTATCAACCGGGGACACATAG